TGTTGTCTGGCTCAAACTTACCTGGTAAAGGATTTATTGTCGTAAGTGCTGGTAGTACAGTAATTACACCTGCAGGTGGTGGTGACCCTTTAACTGCATCTAATCTTACTGCAAAGGTACAATACGATATATCTGTAAGTAGAGTTAGTGGTAGTGGAACTGTAAATATACTATATTAGTGAGGTTAGGTTTGAAAATATTAAAGTACTTTATAGTAATCTTTTTTGCTATGTCAATGGCAGAAAGCCAAGAAATAATGAAGGGTGGTGAAAAACCAACTACATTTACATATGATGAAGCATTAGAGATGTTAAAAGCTCGTGATGCCGAGTGGGAAGAAAAGATTGCAAAGGCAAATACATTGATAGAATTTCAAAAAATTACTATCAACCAATCTGATTCTGTTATTGTTAAGTTAGAAGAACAAGCAAAATTAGATACTTTAGTAATGTTGGCTCAAAAGAAACAAATTGATTTATTGAAATCACGTGATGAGGCTAACGAGAAGATGATATCATTAGTTGAAAAGAAGTGGTACGAGAATACGTACCTTTGGTTAGCATTAGGATTTGTGTTAGGTAAAATATAATGTCTAATGTTCCCATAAAAGAAGTAATCAAAAAAGAGTATGTTAAATGTGCTCAGGATCCTGTATATTTCTTAAAGAAGTATTGTTATATACAACATCCAATGAAAGGTAAAATACCTTTTCATACTTGGGACTTTCAAGAAAAAACTTTAAGGGACTTCCACGAACATAGATATAACATTATATTAAAAGCCCGTCAGTTGGGTTTATCCACTCTTACTGCTGGTTACACTTTATGGATGATGACTTTTCATCAAGATAAAAACGTCTTGGTGATTGCTACCAAACAAGATACCGCTAAAAACTTAGTAACAAAAATTCGTGTGATGCATGCAAACTTACCAAGTTGGGTTAAACAACAATGTGTTGAAGATAATAAATTGTCTCTGAGATATGCAAATGGTTCACAAGTAAAGGCAATATCAAGTAAAGAAGATGCTGGTCGTTCTGAGGCTCTGTCGTTATTGATACTTGATGAGGCTGCTTTCATTGATAAGATTGATGAGATATGGACTGCAGCTCAACAGACGTTATCTACTGGTGGTAGTTGTATCGCACTATCCACACCGAATGGTGTTGGTAATTGGTTTCATAAAACATGGGTTGGTGCTGAAGAGGGAACCAATCAGTTTAATTGGATAAAACTACATTGGACTGTACATCCTGATAGAACTGAAGATTGGAGAACTGAACAAGATAAATTATTGGGGCCTGATATGGCTGCTCAAGAATGTGATTGTGACTTCATAACTTCAGGTCGTACTGTAATTGATGGTGTTATCTTAGAAGAGTGTCGTAATAATATGGTAAACGAACCATCCGAAAAAAGAGGACTTGATGGTAATCTATGGGTTTGGAAATATCCAAACTATGACAAACAATATATTTTATCAGCTGACGTTTCAAGAGGGGACGGAACAGACTTTTCTGCATTTCATGTTTTTGATGCAGAAACAGTTGAACAAGTTGCAGAGTATAAAGGAAAAATTTCTACTCGTGATTTTGGAAACTTATGTTTAAATACTGCAACTGAATATAATAATGCACTATTAATAATTGAGAACAACAACATTGGTTGGGCTTCTATCCAACAAATTATTGATAGAGGGTATGATAATTTATTTTACACGAGTAAAGATTTAAAGTATGTTGATGTTGAACATCAATTGTCAAATAAAATTTATAGAGAAGAAAGGAACATGGTACCTGGTTTCTCTATGACAATGAAGACAAGACCATTAGTAGTTGCTAAAATAGAAGAATATTTTAGAGAAAAGTCAATTATAATAAATTCAAGTAGATTATTGGATGAGTTGTTTGTATTTATATATAACAACCAAAGAGCCGAGGCGATGAAGGGATACAATGATGATTTAGTAATGTCACTTGGTATTTGTCTATGGATACGTGATACTGCATTACGTTTACGTGCTGAAGGAATCACACTACAAAAAAAGTCAATGGAATATTTTAATAAAAATCAACCAATTTATACACCTAAACCATCTATGTTCCAAGAACAATGGCAAGTAGATACAGGTAAAGAAAAAGAAGATATAACTTGGTTAATAAAGTAAGAGGATAAAATGGCAGATAAAACATTATTTGGAAGACTAAGAAGACTATTCAGTACAAATGTTATTGTACGAAATGTTGGTGGTCGCCAATTAAAAATAGCTGACACCGAAAAGTTACAAGGATATTATAAGAAAAGTTTAACCGATAGATTCACACGATTGTATCAGAACTCAAAGGGTTCAGGATATGGTCTAATGGATTCTACCTATAAACAGGCTGAGAGGTTAGGTCTATTCAGAGATTACGAGACTATGGATTCAGACCCAATCATAGCATCAGCACTTGATGTCTATTCGGACGAGACCACAATGAAAAACGAATACGGAGAAGTATTGGAAATTCAAAGTGATAATGATAACGTTAAAAAGATATTACATAATTTGTTTTATGATATATTAAACATCGAATTTAATTTATGGCCGTGGGTTCGTAATATGTGTAAGTATGGTGATTTCTTTTTACACTTAGATGTACAAGACAAGTATGGTGTAACAAACGTAACACCATTAACACCTTATATTGTTGCACGTGCAGAGGGTGGTAATCCTGAAAATCCATACGAAGTTAAGTTTGTAATTACACAAGATAATACAGGACAGGCTGCTTATCATACACGAAAAGAAACTGAAAGTGCAGAATTAGAAAACTTTCAAATGGCACATTTCAGATTACTATCAGATTCAAACTATGTTCCTTATGGTAAATCAATGATAGAATCTGCTAGAAAGATTTGGAAACAATTATCTCTTATGGAAGATGCTATGATGATTCATAGGATTATGAGAGCACCTGAAAAAAGAGTGTTCAAAGTTGATATTGGTAACATACCACCAGCAGAAGTTGATAATTACATGCAACAAATTATTAATAAGATGAAGAAAACACCTTTGGTAGATGAAACAACTGGTGATTATAATTTAAAATATAACATTCAAAACATAACAGAAGACTTCTTCATGCCAGTTCGAGGTGGGGATAGTGGTACAAACATAGAAACTCTTGGTAGTTTATCATACGATGCAGTTGATGATATTGAATATCTTAGAAATAAAATGTTAGCTGCTCTTAAAGTACCCAAGGCCTTTCTTGGATATGAAGAACAAGTTGGAAGTAAGGCTACATTAGCTGCTGAAGACGTTAGGTTTGCGAGAACAATTGAAAGAATACAAAGGATTGTTGTAAGTGAGTTGACTAAGATTGCTATTGTTCATTTATATGCACAAGGTTTTACTGATGAAGAGTTGGTCAACTTTGAATTGAGTCTTACAAATCCATCTACAATTTATGAACAAGAAAAAATTGAATTATGGAACAACAAGACATCACTTGCTTCTTCTATGATACAAGATGGATTGATGTCAAGTGATTGGATTTATAAGAACATATATAATTTTACTAAGGATGAAATAGAAGACCAAGAAGAAAAAATTATATATGACTATAAACAAAAGTTTAGATATTCTCAGATAGAGAACGAGGGTAATGACCCTAAACAAAGTGGAGAATCGGTAGGTACACCAAGTGATATGCAAAGTCCTGATGATGAAGGTGGGGACGATGATGTTAGTGGTTCCGTCTTTGATGACGAGGGTGGAGCACCTGAAGGTGGACAAGAGGGAGCTGGTAGACCTAAAGAACCTAATAAGTATGGTAAAGATAGTGGTGTAAGAGGTAGAGACGTATTAGGAGCTCACGATAAGAAAAAAGGTGGTAGTGG